CATAGTAAGTTCGTTCTGAAAGCGAAAATAGCGCACAAACCCGTTTTATTCCATACGATTTTAATGCCTTTACCGCTTGGTAGCGTTGCGCTCGAGTGACATAAAAATCGCGGTAGCCTTTTTTAAGATTTCTTTATCCTCTTCGAGAATTTTAATGCGTTGTTCAAGCTCTCGTATCCGTTGCTGTTCCGGTGATAAGGGCTTCGTTCCGGGCAATACATAGCCTTGTTTTTCTGCTTGGACTTGTTTTATCCAACGACGTAATGCCGTTTCGCCTATCCCTAATTCCGAACAGGCTTGGGCAACAGAATAACCTTGCTCTGTGACTAATTTTACCGCGGCAACTTTGTAGTCCGGGCTAAATGTTCTTCTCATCTTAATATCCTCTTTTTGTGATAGTTTACCACCTATTGAGGACTGCAAAATTAGTGTACCACTACATTATTAAAAATCAATTCCATTATTCACCTCGTTTTCTTTGCATTAATCTCACTTTCTTATTAAAGATTCTTTTAATCCGCCTTAAATCATCATTACTGTAGTGTCTTTGTCGTTGGTCTGCTTCTATTTCCTCTACTTTCTTAATACCCAATCGTTCAATCAGTCCAACACGATATTCGTGATAATTACCGCCTAAATGGCGGTTACAGCGCTTGCACTGCCCGTGAATATTTAACGTATAAAATCGCAAGTGCGGAGATGAGCCACGGCTACGATAATGACCGGCATCAAATCCACCACCGAGCTTTTCACTGATTAATGGCGTTCCGCACGAAATACATTCTTTATTTTCATCACGAACACGAATATATCTATTAACTGCTTCTTGAGCTTCTTTAATTAATTGCCCTTTAGTTTTATTTTCCTCTTTTAATGCAGATAATCGCTTTTTACTTTCTAATCTTGCTTGCTTATCTAGCTTTTCACGTTTCTTGCGTGCTTGTTCCTTGCTAAGTTTGATCGCACATTCAACGCTACAAACTTTCTGTAAGCTACTTACTGTCTTTGTGTAGTAAGTGCCACACACTTTGCATTTATACTGTTTACTTTTAACCATCGATCCCTCTTACAACATAAAAACAACACCAACACACACCCAAAACACTAAGCAGCCCAACATTGATAAGATAAGTCCCCAATTCATTTATCCTCCAAATTAAAAAAACGCATATAGCTGGTTAATAATTTTTTGATCGGTTGTATTGTTGAAAATATGCTTTAAAGCAGCATTAATTAATGCTGAATAACATTCTTCAAACTCATCTTGTTCCATATTTCCGTAACTTAATGATTTAGCTTCCACCCGCACCCGTCCATCTATCGTATAACTCACATCCTTAAAGCCTGCTAACACGGTTAAATGCTTGCGGAATGTGTCAAATTGCTTTCTTTCATCAAAATACTTCCAATCTGTTTTATCCGCTGCCCAATGTTCAAAACAAAATTTAAAAAAGGAAAAGACTTTACGGTGAAATTGAGGGTTGCGAGTTCGCTTTACCTCAACTTCGTATATCTCACCATTTTTAAATTTTTGCAGTGCTGGAAGATATATGTCATCTGCTGCAACAAATGTGCCACCAGCACCTTTAACCATTTCAATAATCATTGGTTATCGCCACTCCAGATTTGCAAAATTATCAATATGGATATGGCGAATAACTTGCCCCATTGCCTTGTGTCTAGGATCGAATATAGCTAAATGATTCCCTCGACAAACATCAGTCCATTTATCTGTTTCTGGATTTAAAAACTTAATTCGTCCACCAACGATAAATCGAATCTCAGTTGCTTTTTCTGCAACCAGTGAAAACCATTTAGTACTAATATCTACAGGCAAAAGCATCACTACTAAGCAATCGTGATTTTCGTATAACTCAACCGCACGTTTTACAAAACTAAGAGGATCGCTAAACGGAGGATTAATCCAAATACGTTCGTTCACTAATGGATATTTCAGAAAATCCATCTCTGGTGTGATGTAGCGTTCACATTTTGTGTTGTGTGGCAATGCTGCTCCATCAATCGTGAAGTTAAACTCTTCGTGCATTGGATTGAATACAGATAATGGTGTTGGGTATGTGTCTTTATCAAATTCAATCATTTCTCCTTCTCCTAAAACTGCAATTCGGACGGCTAAAAAAACGTGCTACCGCTTGCGGATTGTACGGTTTAACCACGCTCTCTTCCGACAACGTGATCACACGTTTGGGCAAAGGTTCGCCGCTTGCCAATTTTTCCGCCATTTTGTCTAATTTTCGTTGGATCAACTTAAATTCCTGTTCTTTGTTACACGCATTAGATAGCGATTCATAAGCAATGCTCGTCAGTAACCAATATTCAGCATCTGATTGGAAATTAAATTTTTCTTGCTCATACGCACGATAAAATGGTCTGAATTGTTCAAGCCTTGTTTTTAACTCTTCAGCTGTTGGCAAGCCTAAATAGTGATATTTATTTCCACCTGTACACCAATCAATAAATTCGCCAACGCTAGGGAAATGCGGTCTTTTCGATTTTTCCGCCTCATCAATCCCACGTTTAAATAATTCTGCCGTAGTAACGTGATGATTGATTAATGCCTCAAGCCATAACGTTTTAATTTCTGCAAGCAATAAATCTGGATCCTTGCCGTTACCGTTATCTTGCAAAGCGTATTTCCACGCCGGAAAAATTGCCTTTAGTCGCACAAAGAGACGATCAACAAACTTCCCCATATGGTCTGAAACTTCAACACGTTTCCCTTCAACAGGTGTATTTTTAACGCCTTCTGACTGTTTCAAGGCTAATTCAGTGTTGTTAAATGTTTTCATCGCGTTATCTCCTAATCTCAATCGTGCGACCTTTCCACCACGGCACTTCAGGCTCGTCATTGAATGTTTTTTGCGCTTGTTGATTTTTCAGTTCAAAAAGCCCGGTGTAACAGTTCTGTATTGACTGATTTAAAATGGCTTTTGCAAGCATTGAATCGCCACCACTAAGCCGTTTAATCGTGTTCAAACATAATTCCACCGTGTCTTCAGTTTTGATTTCCGCCCGTTTCGCTTTTCGCATTCGGCAGTAAGCAATCCACACTTCACGATCAACATACTCAGGCAAGTCCACTGTTTCAGGATTGAATTTGGAAACCTGTTTTTTTCTCACGCCCGTATTATTGATAGGATCATTAATAGGTTCATTGATAGTATCTTGATAGGATCGGTGGACATTTTGACTGCCCCGGGTGGACATTTTGACTACCCGGCAAATTGTCAGGGGCGACATTTTGACTACCCTCGAATGAAAAAATAAGCTGATATAGCGAGGATTTATTGCCTGTACCTTTTCTCAAAGTTTTAACAAATCCTAGCTCCTCTAACTTCTCAATAACACGCTGGATAGTTTTTACGGATAATCCTGCTTGTCTTGCCAAAGTTAGCTGGCTCGGATAACAGCAATCTTTTTCATCGGCATAGTTAGCCATTAAAATAAATACCAGCTTAAGATTTCCTGATAGCGGAACCTCAACCGCTTTTGCCACTGCATTAAAACTCATAGCTCTACCGCCTTATCTTGTGTAAATTCACCATTCCAATTTGCTTTCATCGGCAAATTGCCTTTTACATACCATTCATAGAGCTTTGCTGCCCCTTTCTTCAATAACACCGGTTTATAAGCGATAAACGGTTCTTTACCGTGCTGCGAAATCTCCGTGGTTTCTTCCGTGAGATATTGATCTCGAGCATAGGCTTTCACTCGTTTTATCCTGTTGTCTTGGTAGAGCCAATTTTTACTAATCAAAAACTCACCCACTTTTAGTGAGTTCACCCCATTCAGACCTTTCACAAATTCAAATGGCGAAATCCCATTGCGGAAATAACTTTCCATTGAAGCAATTTGCTCAGACTTCTGTTTACTCTCTAACAATGCTCGCTGTTCGCTTTCTTTTGCGTCCGCCCAAGCCCGAGCAGCAGCAACAGGATCGTTAAAGTTAGGCAAAAGTACGGTGGGGTTTTGCTGATTTTCTAATTCTTGCCAACGATCAACCAAGCGCGCAGTAAATTCAGGGCAAAGTTGGGCAACAACGACATAAGTATCTCGCTTAATAAGTTGATACTCTAAAACGGTTTGTCCTAAATGATTTTTAACTTCCACCAATGGTGTAAGTTGAATTAATCCCTTGTCCTGTAAGCGTTCAACCGTTCTTTTTACCGAATCGTGTCTCGCCTCAACCAATTCCGCAATCTCACGACTACTCATCGTAATGCTTGCTTTTTTCGTATTTATTGGTAATAATTCATTCATATACATTTCCTTTATAACTTGCCACCGTTGCCGCGGTGGTTTTTTATTTGCCAAAAAAGTACCAAGCCAATAACATAAAAATGACAAGGTGTATCAAAACAAAATCATCACTGTGATAAAATGCAATCAATTTTTTCAAAATTACTTTTATAGGCTTCACATATTCCCTCTTATTCGTGATTTGTATGTATATATCACCTTGTTTACAGCATTACTGATCGTTTCAAAAATCAGTGTTTTTAATGAAACGCTACAACATTTAATCATCATTATCACCCCACTGATATTCATCACTCTTCACGAGTTTATTGTTAGAAAATTCAAAAAAGAATTTGATAAACAAGCCTATTTTTCAGCAGTTATTACTGTCGGTCTTTTCGCTGCATTAGGTTCTTTTAGTCAATCCGAACTTATTTCACTTGGGTTTAAAGTTAGCGAAACACATAACTACTTAATCTTTAAACTTTACTTTCACATCTGGGCGATTGTGTTATTACCTGTCGCATTAAAGAAATTTTTCAAAAAAGATTAATAACATAGCTGTGATCTGCACCCCAAAAGTTGGACTTATTATCCAACAGACAAAGGTGCAGATTTTTTATGACTAAATATAACCAAACATTTAAACAACAAGTGGTAGATTTCTACTTTCAACACGATGAAAGCCTTTCTTTAACCTGTCGTACATTTACCGTGTCTAAACGCACATTAAGGCGTTGGATTGCCCAATATCAACATTCAGGTATAAATGGCTTAGCCGTGCTGCATACCAAACGAACCTATACCCCAGAGTTTAAATATCACGTCATACAAACGATTCAAAACAGAGACATGACAGCTGACCAAGCCTGTTTACAGTTTGGAATTGCTAATTCGGGTGCTATTAGCCAATGGTTGAAAAGCTTTCAACAATGCGGTATAGAAGGATTACATCCAAAACCTAAAGGACGACCTGCGATGAAAAAAACACGCTATGCCAAAATGCCACCGCCACCGAAAACAGAAGAAGAACGCTTACGCTTAAGAATTCTAGAATTAGAAACGGAGAATGCTTACCTAAAAAAGTGTCAGCAATTAGACCGAGAAAAAATGAGGAAAAAGCCAACGCCGTCCAAGAATTAAGACTAGACTATCCGTTAGACTTACTGTTACGGTATGCCGATTTAGCCAGAAGTACTTTCTTTTATCATTTACATGGTAAAGATAAGACTAGGGATGACAACGCTTCATTATGTGCCCAAATTCTTGCTATCAAACAACAGAATCCACATTATGGCTATCGCCGAGTCACCAAACAATTAGGCGAGGGGATCAACCATAAACGGGTACAACGGTTAATCCAAGTGATGGGATTGCAGGTAAAAGGGAAAAGACAACGTAAATATTATTCTTATCGTGGGGAAGTGGGTAACATCGCCCCGAATCACTTACAACGAGACTTCCACGCCACCGTTCCGCACCAGAAATGGTTGACCGATATTACTGAGTTTAAGGTGAAGGGCGATAAACTCTATTTTTCCCCGATATTGGATTGCTATAACAATGAATTGATTGCTTATCAATGTAGTCGTCATCCAGATGGTAGATGAGTAAAACAGATGGTGTTACAAGCGATTGCTCGGTTAGCAGAGGGGGACTCCCCGATATTACATTCAGACCAAGGTATTCAGTATCAAATGGCAAGTTATCAACAGTTATTAGCTGAGCACAATATTGTGCAGAGTATGTCAAGGAAAGGCAATTGTTTAGATAATGCCGCGATGGAGAGTTTCTTTGGTCGGATGAAAGTGGAATGTTTTTATGGCAAAACTTTCGAAAGCATTGAAGAACTTGAATCTGTTATCAAAGAATATGTTCGTTATTACAATGAGGAAAGAATACAATTAAAATTAAATGGACTGAGCCCTGTTCAATACAGAATTCAGTCCTTAAAATAACAATCTAACTTTTCGGGGTCAGATCACTGCGAACAGTGGCTTTTTTATTACTCCATTTCATCAATCGCTTTTTTAGCTAAAGTGATTAATGCTTTTCTTTCTTCATCATCACTATGCTTCTCTCTGACGACTAAACCTAGTTCATCTAAAAAAAGCACAAAACTTATCGAGATGATCGGCTTTGAAGCGACAAAGTGTGCTTGGATCCACCCCAATACTTTCTGCGATTTCTTTATCTGTCCTTTCAACAGATTTTCTTCTGATTAAATCCGCAATTCTCATTGCAGATTTACTTAATTCATTGCGTGCCATTGCAGTTCCTTTTAATTACATTAACTTTGTTGATGCGGAAAAGGACGCAACTCTTCCCCTCGAACTGCATTACCTTTCTTATCAACAAACAAATAAATATTTCTCTGTGCTTGTATTGCTTTACTAATTGCAGCCTGAGTTACATTTAAATCTTTAGCAGTTTTCCACTGACCGTGCTTATTTGCATATTCAGAAAGTGAAATTCGTTTCATAGAACCTCGCTAGGGATAAATAAAAACATATATTACCGCAAATAATTTATTTGTAAATACTGGCGGTTGTTTTACTTTTATGACCAACGGTTATAGGATTACTCAAAATAGGAGGACGTTATGTCTATATCAACAAAGAAAAAAGCACTTACAGAAGAACAAAAAAACGAATGTGCAGAACTGAAAAAAATTTTTGAACAAAAAAAAGCAGAATTAAATTTAAGCCAAGCTGAGGTGGCTGAATATTTTGGAATGAGCCAAAGTGCGATAAATCATTACCTTAATGGCATCAACGCACTAAACGCCTATATCGCAACCAAATTCGCAAAACTATTGAAAGTGACTGTCAGCACATTTAGTGAGAGATTAGCCATTGAGATCGCAGAAATGGCGAAAACCATTGATAAAGAAGAGATTGCATTATTGGCATCCACAAAAAATGAAGAAGAAAAAATTATCATTGATGTGCTAAATGTTGAAGCCAGTGCCGGCAACAGCTCAGTAGGTGATTTAGTCGAAGTGGTAAGCCGCCTATATTACGTACCGGAACAATATTACACCCTTTTTAGAGGCATTAATCCGGAAGGGTTGCGTGTGATCAACATCAAAGGCGACTCAATGGCACCCACTTTCAACTCCGGCGATATGATCTTTGTTGACATCAACACCCAAACCTTTGAAGGCGATGGCGTTTATATCTTCAACTATAAAAACGCATTATATGTCAAACGTCTACAACGCGCCGGCGAAAAATTCCTGGTGTTATCCGACAACCCAACCTACCGAGAATGGGAAATTAACGATGAAAGCCAGCTATTTATTCAAGGCAAAGTGATTGTCCACCAAAGCCAGAAGCTGAATTTTATTGGGTAATACTTCGTATTTACCGTAGAAAGAGATAGTAATAATTTTTACAAAAAAAGAGGTTTTTATGATCAAAGAAGCAACATCTCTAATTGAAGAGCTTGGAGAACAAAAGCGTAAAGTCGATTTCAACAGTTATGACTTTAGTGTAAAAGAATTAGTTTCTATGGTAGCGGAAGGTATTATTGATATTGCTCCTGAATACCAAAGACAATTTAGATGGGAGGATGAACGTCAATCTAAATTAATCGAGTCATTATTACTAGGGATCCCTATTCCTAACATTTTTATGGCAACAAATAATGACGGTAGCTGGGAAGTAATTGATGGAGTACAGCGTTTAACTACGATTATTCGTTTTATGGACAACCAAGACGCAAAAAACCGTACAAATGTGCAAGATACCCTAACGCTGAAATCATTAGAGAAGCTTCCATCTTTCAATAAACAAAGTTTTACAAAACTCCCACATAAAATAAAACTAGATTTTATGTTGAGAACACTTAAAGTGACTACGCTGACCGATAAAAGCGATCTTGATGTCCGTTTTGATCTGTTCGAACGCCTAAATACTGGTGGTATTAAATTGACTGCACAAGAAATTCGTAGCTGTGTTTTTCGTGGTAATTTTAACGAATTTGTGAAACGAATGGCTCAAGATAAGAATTTTATTAAAGCCACACAACTTAAAGAACAGCGTAAAAAAGACGGTACAGCCGAAGAAGCTGTATTAAGATTTTTTGCATTTTTGCATAATTACCAAAACTTCAAATATAACGTAACCAGCTTTTTGAATAACTATATGGCTTTTGCAAATAAAGATTTTGATTATGAACAAAATGAGAAACTATTTAAAAAGACATTTAAAGAGCTTTCTCAACTCGAATTTGGTATTTCTAAAGGTCAAACAACACGTCGTTCTGGGTTTAAAATCAATTTTTATGAAGGGGTTGCGGTTGGTGCAGCTCTTGCATTGCAACAGAAAGAAAAACTTAATCTGACCAATTTCTACAATTGGATAAATGATCCGACTTTTATTGAGTCTACTACAGGCGCAACAAACCGCCCTAAAATGGTTCAACACCGTATTGAATTTTGCAAAGAAAATTTTCTAAGTGATGTTTAGTTATATTTATACTGAGTTATCAAGCAGACAACTTGAAATACAATCTGTCTTTGCACAAATTCAAGTTCTTGAGTCAGAACAAAGACAGAATAATGGTCAAGAAGAGCTACTAAATAGCTTAAAAGGTTTACTATTTGTCTTGCTCTATGGATGCATAGAATATTCTGTTACAGAATCAGTTAAAGTAACAGAGAGTGCTATTTCTTTACAAAACTTATCCCTAAGCCAAGTTAAACCAACATTGATTACTCGCTTTTTGTATAAAGAGTTCGATGCTTTGCATAGTGCTGGAAGAAAGCAGAAATGGCAAAAGCGTCTTGAGTTTATGCAAAAACTTATCGATGATGATATTATCTCAGAAAATATTTGCGATAATTTAGAGCTGCCAACAGATGGTAAAAATATCCGTTCAACACAATTAAAAGCAATATTTGATACATTTAGCATAGATACAGATACAGATACAAATACACAACTCCTTACCCCACAATGGAAAGGTCGTTTAAAAGATATTGTAGATAACCGAAATGCAATAGCACATGGCAATAAAACGGCATCGGCTGTCGGTAAACCAATTTTTATTACAGACTTAAAAGAACGTATTGATGAAGTTAATCGATTTTGCACAGAATTCATTACTATCTTTGTAAATTATATTCAAAATAAAGAATATAAACGCTAACTCAAACCGCCCAAGTGGCGGTTTTTCTTTATCTTTTATTCTTTCTTATTTCATACCAAAACTTGCTTAAACTGAAAATTATCAATTATTTCAAAATAATAGATAAGTCTATACCCCTTACTTAACCATTATTCTTCCGTGCTTAATCATTTTCTCAAACTAAGAACATCACTTAGTTCAAGTTAAGCGTGTTTTACTTCTAAATTCAAATTTAACGCCTGCATTACCTTAAACACAGTGGCAAATGTTGGATTGCCTCGCCCAGAAAGAGCTTTATATAACCCTTCTCTTGTTACCCCCACTTCTCGAGCAATTTGACTCATATTTCTCGCTTTCGCTATATCACCTAATGCAGAAAGCAATAAATCAATATCGCCCTCACTTAAAATCTCATTAAGATAGAGCTGTATTTCTTCTTCTGTGCGTAAATGTTCTGACATATCAAAGTCTTTTAATTGTTCTGCCATATTAAACTCCTAATATCTTTGCTAACGATTTTGCTTTCTCAATATCCGCTTTCTGTGTGGATTTGTCGCCACCGCATAACAAAATCACAATCACCCCATTTTGATTTTTCAAGTACAGGCGATAGCCTTTCCCTTCTGTTATTCTTAATTCAGATAACCCTTCACCTATCGGCTTTACATCACCAAAATTGCCAAGCTGTAATCGTTTAATCCGCACTTGAATTTTAGCCCTTGCCCGCAAATCCTTAAGATTATCTAGCCATTTATCAAAGGCTTCTGTTGATTTTATCTGAATCATTTTTACTCCTTAAGTCATAGGCATATTATAAAACACACTCCCAATAAATGTAAACTATAATTCACACCTTAATCATTCATTTCCCATTTTATTAGAGAAAATCTATCCTCGATAGTTTGAAAATTAATCAATCAAACGCCTTTCCAAAATTTTTATTTCCTTAAAACTCAAATACTTATAAAAAGTTACCGCAAATAATTTATTTTTATATAACTTGCGGCATTCACAATGAATAAAACCGCAGGTAATATAGCCACATCAAAACGAGATGACACAAAACAACATCTCAATGTTCTTTAACAAATTGGCGTGGCAATGGCGGTAAGTGATCAACTGCGTTAAGTTGAGTAACCCCCGAGCAGAAAACTGTACTACGTGTTGAGAAATCAGAAACGAAGAGAGGCGTTTGGTAGGTCAAGGGCAGCACTGCTTACTAGCTTGAGTGGAAAACCACGACTAGAAATAGTTGCTACAACGGTTGGGGAAACAGGCGAACAAGCCCACGAACCGTTATCTAATGCCTGCTTAGTTAATGACATATTATCAGCATAATATGTTGTATTCTGAAAGGCGCTAAGTAGGCATTAGGAAACGCATTGATTAAGAGATCCGCTAAAGGTCTGGATAATCTACATTACTAATTTAAGGATAGCTAAGCCAGAACTTAATTTAGTGCGTTTTTATCCATATAACAACATTTTGCCCTCTTGATCTGACCCCGAAAAGTTAGACTGTTATTTTAAGGACTGAATTCTGTATTGAACAGGGCTCAGTCCATTTAATTTTAATTGTATTCTTTCCTCATTGTAATAACGAACATATTCTTTGATAACAGATTCAAGTTCTTCAATGCTTTCGAAAGTTTTGCCATAAAAACATTCCACTTTCATCCGACCAAAGAAACTCTCCATCGCGGCATTATCTAAACAATTGCCTTTCCTCGACATACTCTGCACAATATGATGCTCAGCTAATAACTGTTGATAACTTGCCATTTGATACTGAATACCTTGGTCTGAATGTAATATCGGGGAGTCACCCTCAGCTGTAGTGATACACTAATTTTGCAGTCCTCAATAGGTGGTAAACTATCACAAAAAGAGGATATTAAGATGAGAAGAACATTTAGCCCGGACTACAAAGTTGCCGCGGTAAAATTAGTCACAGAGCAAGGTTATTCTGTTGCCCAAGCCTGTTCGGAATTAGGGATAGGCGAAACGGCATTACGTCGTTGGATAAAACAAGTCCAAGCAGAAAAACAAGGCTATGTATTGCCCGGAACGAAGCCCTTATCACCGGAACAGCAACGGATACGAGAGCTTGAACAACGCATTAAAATTCTCGAAGAGGATAAAGAAATCTTAAAAAAGGCTACCGCGATTTTTATGTCACTCGAGCGCAACGCTACCAAGCGGTAAAGGCATTAAAATCGTATGGAATAAAACGGGTTTGTGCGCTATTTTCGCTTTCAGAACGAACTTACTATGCCCGGAGAAAGCGGCAGGCGAAGCCCAATAAACATTTAGGATTGGCGGTAGAGATAAAGGCATTATTTGATGAAAGTCGTGGTTCAGCCGGAAAGCGGACGCTAAAAGCGAGATTAAAAAGTAAGGGTATTGAGGTAGGATTAGCCTTGATTCGACAGCTGATGAAACAGCAAGGATTAGTCAGTAAACAGCCACAAAAACGTTGGCGGACAGGCACGTCAGAGCAAGCGTCCACGTTGTTTAATAATGTGTTAAATCGGCAATTTAGTCCATGCGCTGACACAACGGTGTTATGCGGTGATACCACCTATTTGAAGGTACAGGGGGAATGGCATTATTTAGCAATCGTGATGAACCTGGCGCAGCGTCAAGTGGTTGGTTGGCGATTGCAGAAACAGCACGATTCAACGTTAGTGGTAGAGGCATTAAATCATGCCATGCTGACAACGGAAAGAACGAGGAAGATGTTGTTTCACTCAGACCAAGGCAGTATTTATGGGAGTGCGTCATTTATACGATGTGTGAAACAGCATGGTTTGATACAAAGTATGAGTCGCCGAGGAAATTG